TTATAACAATCCTTTTCAGCATCAGAGCCTTGAGAGGTCACTTGATTGCTGGAGAGTGGTAGACGGGCTGTTCTCAGGGGAGGAAGTGGAAGATATCATTAAAATAGGGGAGGGCTGCGAACAGGATAGCGGGCAGGTTATATATAAAAATAAATTAAATTTTATTGTGAGAAGATCGAAGGTGGCTTGGGTAGGTTCTTCGGAAATGAAGCCTGTTTATGACAAGGTCTGGGATGCCTTGGCAGGACTGAACCGATTGCATTGGGGGTTTGAGATAGATTCCCTGCAAAACGCCCAATACTCAACGTATGGCCCGCTTTGTCATTATTTCTATCATATGGATATTGGAACTAAAGAAGGAACAGGGGAAAGAAAGCTGAGTGTTTCAATAAATCTCACTAATCCGGCAGAATTTATCGGTGGCAAGCTAAGAGTTATTGGGGGAGGAGCCAATGAAAAATATCCATCGCAAAGCCTCGGCGCGATGATTGCCTTTCCTTCGTATCTTATGCATAGGGTGTCCCCGGTTTGGTGGGGCACCAGAAGATCCCTTGTGTTCTGGGCAACAGGGAAGCCGTTTTCATGAGATTTGAACATTAAGTAATTGAGGAAACCGGCATAATAGCATTAGAAAATTTCCTGTATTGACCAAAGTTGTAAAGGGGGGTACCTTGATATTGTTCGAGAGGGTTTTCCCTCTTGAACGGGTTCCGGGGCCACCCTTACCCGTGCAAAATATATCCCTCTTGTAATTTGAAAGAGCGCTTCGGCGCTCTTTCTTTTTGGAAAGATCTATGCAGGATCAGCAGCTTCGGTCATATCTGAACAAGATCGACTCTCTGCCTTATGAGGAGCAGAGGGAGATATTGTCATTACTTGACAAGCTGGAGGATGCAAGGGAACGAGAAAAGGTAACACAGAAGTTTCTCCCCTTTGTGAAGAAAGTATGGCCAGCCTTTATCGAGGGTGCCCATCATAAGATTATGGCAGATGCGTTTGAGCGTGTTGTAAACGGGAAGCTGAAAAGGCTTATCGTCAATATGCCGCCTCGTCATACGAAATCAGAATTTGCCTCTTATCTTTTGCCTGCATGGTTCTTGGGACGTGCCCCGGAAAAGAAAGTGATACAGACCGCCCATACGGCTGAACTGGCTGTCGGGTTCGGAAGGAAGGTGCGTAACCTTGTTGGTGATGTCAGCTTTCAGGAAATTTTTCCCGGCACTAAACTGCGGCAGGATTCCAAGGCCGCAGGACGATGGAACACTAACGCCGAAGGCGAATATTTTGCTATTGGTGTTGGGGGGGCGGTAACGGGCAAGGGCGCAGACCTGCTAATCATAGATGATCCACATAGTGAACAAGAGGCTCGCAGCGCAGACGTTTCCGTCTTTGATCAAGTTTATGAGTGGTATACATCGGGGCCAAGACAAAGGCTTCAGCCGGGCGGTGCAATTGTAATAGTTATGACGCGCTGGCATCAGCGCGATCTGGCAGGGCATATTCTGAAAGCCTCTCAGCAACGCGAAGGTAGTGATGGTTGGGAGGTAATACAACTCCCGGCTATATTGCCTTCCGGTAATCCCTTATGGCCTGAATATTGGCCGAAAGAAGAGCTGGAAAAGCTAAAAGCAGAGCTTCCTGCGGCTAAATGGTCTGCCCAGTATCAACAAGATCCGACCGCTGAAGAGCAGGCCCTGATCAAAAGAGACTGGTGGAGAACGTGGGAAGAGGATGATCCGCCTGATTGTGAGTTTATTATTCAGTCTTGGGATACCGCCTTTCTAAAAACGGAAAGGGCTGACTTTTCTGCCTGCACGACATGGGGGGTTTTCTTCAAGGAAGATGACGCTGGTGCAGAGAACGCAAATATTATTCTGCTTGATGCATTCAAGGACAGGATGGAGTTCCCAGAACTCAAGTCCGTAGCGCAGAAAGCATACAATAAATGGGAGCCTGACGCCTGTATTATTGAAGCCAAGGCTGCGGGCTCTCCTCTTATTTTTGAGATGCGATCCATGGGTATTCCTGTGTCGGATTATACCCCGTCGAGGGGTAACGATAAAATTGCTCGCGTTAATGCCGTTAGTGATTTGTTTGCTTCTGGTATTGTCTGGGCACCACCCAAACACTGGGCAGAGGAGGTTATAGAGGAGTTTGCCGCTTTCCCGGTTGGAGAGCATGACGATCTTGTTGATTCTTCAACTCAGGCCCTTCTCAGGTTTAGGCAGGGTGGTTTTGTCCGGGTTCCATCTGACGAAGAAGAGGAGGAGAAGCTCATACGTCGAGCAGAATATTATTAAATTATAGATGAGGTGACCATGTCTCCCAAGCCGCCTATTACCGAAAGGGAAGTGGAATTGGCTGTTGAAGCCTATCATGCGTATGACGGCAATGCTTCTGAAGCAGCGCGGTCTCTGAATATGAACATTTCTTCCTTTCACAGAAGACTGAAAAGATCATCCTTGACTGCCCCCCGCAATCGGTTAGGGGAGCCGCCTTGGGAATCCGAGCCCTTCCAGATTAATAAGGATATTTTGTATGACGAGGTCGCTGACCTTGACGAGATTATATCCAAAAGGAAGAAAGAATTTCAGAGACGCGACGATTTTGAGAAAAGCCGGAACCTGATAAGCTGCCGGGTAAAAATTGACGGGCCAATAGGAATACTCCATTTGGGAGATCCTCATGTTGATGATCCCGGCACCTCTATTGATTTGCTTGAGAACCATGTAAGGCTTGTCAGCGACACGGAGGGGTTGTTTGGCGCGACGGTTGGCGATCTTGCGAATCATTGGGTTGGCAGGCTGGCAAGACTTCATGCCCACCAGACCACTACGGAAGCAGAAACGTGGAAACTGGTTGAGTGGCTGGTAACAAGTATTGATTGGCTATATATTATTGGTGGCAATCATGATCTCTGGGTAGGGAACGGTGATCCTGTTCAGTGGATGGTACGGAATCAGAGTGGGGTTTATGAGGCGCATGGCGCGAGAATTGGATTAGTGTTTCCCAATAAGAAGCAAATTCGTATTCACGCAAGGCATGATTGGGCGGGAAATTCTCAGTGGAACTCTGCTCATGGACCAGCCAAGGCCGCTCAAATGGGGCACACAGATCATATTCTTATAAGTGGCCATAGGCATATTAGTGGTTACCAAATTGTGAAACAGCCCACGGATGGTCTTATTACCCATGCAATTAGGGTGGCTTCTTATAAAATTCATGATAACTATGCCAAACAATTGGGGCTGAAGAATCAGAATCTTTCACCCTCTGTGTTAACGATTGTACAGCCTGATCGAGAAGATAATGATGCGGGTCTTATAACAGTGTTTCATGATATCGAGACGGGCGTGGATTTTCTTAACTTCCTACGGAGAAAGGGTGCCTGAGGTGAAGAAATTTATTTCTGCTACGTTTTTCTGTGTGGTTTTTTCGTTCTTCTGTTCGTTTGCTATTGCGGGAAGTTTGCTGCAAGACATAGAGAAAAAACACACGGAGATGTTATACCCCACCGTGCTTGTTTCGCTCGATAGTGCTTCTGGTTCCGGTACTGTTATTTTTTCCCAAAAAATAGAGGACAGGGCTATCAGCCTTGTTTTGACAAACCATCATGTTATTAGAAATTATGTTTCGGTGGAGAAGGAGTGGGATTCTTCTAAGGAAAAGAAAATTGATGTAGAAAGACGGCGTCCGGTTGGTGTTAAGGTTTTTGAGTATAATAATTATAGTGAGTTAATAGGAACCATTGGCAGGGAAGCTGATATTGTTGCGTATGACGAAAAGCGTGATCTGGCTCTTTTAAAGATTACAGATACAGAACGTCTTATGCCTTATGTTGCCAAGCTCTACCCAGAAAATGAGGATACCGGACCTTGGATTTTTAGTGATGTTTATGCGGTGGGGGCGGGACTTGGTAAACCTCCCTTTCCAACAGCGGGATTTCTTGCGGGTTTTTCAAAGGACATCAACGGTAACCCTCTTTGGCTTGCCTCTGCTCCTATCATATTCGGTAATAGTGGCGGTTCTTTATTTGTGTATAGCCAAAGAAAACAATATG